CATCCATTCCTTCAACCAAAGAAGAAAGGTAGCATTCTTAGAAGAGTTTTGCCTAAAAAGACTGTTGTTGCGACACCCAAACCTCAACCACAAAAAGTCAAACCTGCCACTGCGAGTGCTATTCGTCGCGCGAAAGCTGTCCTCGAAAAAGAAGCTGCGAAGAAGAAGGTTCCACCAAAGAGACCACAAGTTCGTGGAAGAGATCCATCTGTTATGAACCAAGTTCGTAGCATAGAAAGAAAGATTGCGGCTGAAAAGAAAGTAGCAACGCCCAAACCTAAGACAAAAACAAAGGTTTTCATTAACAAGAATGGTGACCTCAAAATTGAAAAGCGTAAGTGTCGTCTCTACAAGAAAGAAGAATTAGTCAAGATGTTTGGATTAGATCCAAAATTAACCAAAGAACAAATGTGTAAGTTCATAAAAAATATGTAATATATAGTATAAAATATGTGGCTTCTTGCTCTCCTCATTCTCATCGATCTTTTGATTCTCTCCCAAACAGGAAAGCGACGCATTGATGTCACTGTCAGTGCGTCAGTTTCAAATGGAGAACAATGGACTATTTACGGGACCATGGGTTGTGGATGGACTCGTAAGCAGTTAGACTACATGAAAAAGGCTGGTAAGCCATTCAAGTTTGTCGATTGCGATAAAGAAGGTTGTTCAGGTATGGAAGCCTTCCCAACTCTTGTTAGCCCTAACGGTGAACAGATCATTGGTTACAATGAAATTTAAACACCGCGAAGGATGTTCAAGGACAAGGCAAGAATGAAAGCATCGAGCATGGTTTCAAGTGGCTTGAGGATGGTGATGTGTGGAACGAGAGACCTGTTCCACGCGAATCGGAGGACGAAAGTCGCAATGAGAATGTTGAGGATGAAGATGAGAAGCTCTGTGAGCATGTCAGACTTAGTTTTAGACTGGGCGACTTCCTTGATCATTTTTATTAGATAGCTATATTTTTTTCTAGACAGACTACAAATGAAAGAACTTCCACTGAGTGGTTCTGAACGAAAATTTACCACCAAGCGCTGGGGTACAGCGACTGGTATTGGTAACAATAACTGCTATGCGTATGCAGTAGGAGACTACGAAGCATACAGATGGCAGAAATCTATTCCAGGTGATCGTTCGGGTCTTTCAAACAGAAATCATGACTATACACATTGTCGAGGACTTCCAAAGCGTGTGATTTCAGACAACCCCACAAAGATTTACAGAGCTAAACCAAATGAAAAATGTAAGAAGGGGTATTACAAAGTTATGATGTTTGTTTGTCCTGGAAGACCAACAAACTACATTCGTCAAGGGGATTTTCACTTCTATGTTCAACACGGGGTTGTAGAATATCGTATTAAACCTGGTGACACACAAGAATCTGTTGCCAAGTTTTTCAAAGTTCCACTATCCAGAGTTAAGCGGGCTGGTAAATTCGGTCCAAATAGACGTATCGTATTTAGAGCCAATGTATTCAGTCACAAGCGTGGGTGGGCTACTGGACCACTTCTGACTGATGCAAAGGGAAAAGCTATTACCGATCCTCGCAAGGCTTCCAGGAACTACCCTGGGCTAAACTATGAACGCTACTGTAGCTCATTCTGCGTCAAGGACAAGGGAATCAAGGTCGGAAAGACTCACCCCAAGGTCCGCCAAAAGACTGTCTAAATCTACTGTATTTTCAACATCAAAAGACATATCAAATATATCCATTATATTGAAAATAGCTTCACTCTCCAATGACACAGAATTTGAAGTTGCTGTGTAATTGTTCTGAACTGTAACTATAACCTTAAACTGTGAAACGTCAAATACTTTTCTACAAAGGGGACAAGTATTCTTACCTTTACTCTTCCATTCCTCTAGACAGTGCGAATGGAACATATGTCCGCAGCGGATCGGTGGATTATTTCTCGTCGATCTCACATCATTGAGACATATTGCACATGGCGACATTCTAGAGTATGGTTTTAAAGTTTTTATTAAAATTTACCTCACCTAATAAGTCTTGGACATGTCGGTGTATCGGTCACATGGGTCGCAGGTGGAGCGGGATTGTTCTTGGAGCTTGTTCAAGAATTCTGGACCTTGCTTTTGGAGAAGCTGACGGTAAGAATAGTTGTCTTCAAGACTGATACCATGTTGGTTCATCAAGTAGTTGTTTGTAAGTTGCGCTGAGGAGTTGATGGTGAAGCATCGTCCATCTGCCATTCCAAGTCGTTGAGACATTTTTATTACTGTAACATTAGAAATTAATTTGCCTGTTGGTAATTGTTTGAAGCCATGAATTGAATCCGCGTTTTCTGAGAAGTTCAATCATAGGTTCACATTTATGTCCCAAAAATACATCAAAGACATCCTTCTCTTCCGTTGGTGAAACACGAATTTGAGGATCATCATTGATGTGTTGATTGATAATGTTGTAAGCAAATGCGATTTCCTTGAGAGTTTCAGCTCCAGTGATGATAATCTTACCCGTAGAAAAGATGCTCGTAGTGATTTCTTTCATGTCTTGTGCTGGTTGAAACTTGATTTTCACGGCACTGTATCTGTCTGGTTCAAAAGAAACCTTGAAAATGTCTGGATGATTTTCAAAATGTTGAGCAACTCTCATAAGATTAATGTTGTAGTTGAGACTGAAGTTTGAATTAATCATGACAACACGAAAAGAATCAACTGGCATTTGTACTTCCATACCCAAGAAAGTCTTAAAAATGTAAGTCAGTTGTGTAATGATTCTCTTACAATCAAAGAGATCACAGCAACCAGCAACTTGAATAGATCCATTTGGAAATACTTTGACAGACTTGGTGCTGTAGTTGTCATGATAGGTCAAAGTCACTTGATTGTAAAAAGTTGTGGGTTTCAATTTCCATTCAAAGCCAGCATCACCACTGGTACCAGATCTTCTTAACTTGAATGACCCCAAATTTTCAAAAATGTAACGAAGCTTTTTAATGTCAATCTCTTGGATAAAGCTTGAAACCATCGTAATTGTTGTAATCTTTATCCAAGAAGGTTTTGTTTCTTCTGGCAATTCCTTCCTAAACTCATCAAGTGTGAGAAGGTAGGAAAAGCTGTTGTTGGCAATAGCCGAATACATTTCTTTACTCTTTTATGTAGTGCTCCTTGTCTTTATCTGGTTTTTAAGTACCAAATGACGACTTAGGTTTCGTTTCCTCCTGGTCTAGACCAACCCTTACTTTCATCAAAAACAAACTCATAGCTATCTTCAACAATAACTATGGCTGGTGTAGATTTGACGGCTTTTTTATTGCTATCTAAAACTATCGCTCTAATTCCAATGGCTCTATCTTTACAACAGTCAGTTCTATTTGTAATTAAAAGAGCCTTAATCTTATGTTCAGCACCCAAATCTACCATCATCCAATCTAATTCTCGTTGATCTCCAGTCTTTGTGTGTGCGAAATTGTTGAAACTACCATCCGTCAATCTATCTCCACTATATCCACCCAATTGTGAACTCATAGTTACGGGTCTTTGGTGTGATATCTTCTTATCATTTTCATCATAAACTTCGAGTTCCGCCAAATTTAAGATTTTGTACTCATTTCCAACGTTTGTTGAATCATAAGCTGTAGTCTGTTGAAGTTTAACATATCTTCCAGTTGGATAGTCTGGACCAGTTGGACCCACATTTTTATCTCCTCCAAGTGTGGTCACTGTCGCAGCGCCAGCTGTTGTAGATGAAACTAAGCAGCAACAGCATATGACAACTACGATCAAAATAACTAGTTTGACATTTGTTCTTCCACGCCGCCTGCCCATATTATCTAGCTTAAATTATGCCAAGGTTTTTTTTGCTTAGAGAATAGAGACGTCTTTTCTCAAATGTCTTCATTCATCAAGTCGGCCAAGGCCGTCTATGACATTGATTCTGGTTTGGACTATGTTGAAATTGAATACGAAAGATTTGTCTGTGGGAAGGGTTACGAAACCTATGTGGATTACATAAATACCAAACCTCTCGCAGACTGGGTTATTCTAAAGTCCAAGACACAATCAATTCCATATGAAAAGTTTTTGGATACTATGTGTAAAAAAACTTTTGAAGTTAAACAAAAAATGGCAGAACTTGCCCTTGAAAATATCATTGCCGAAAAACAACACGTAAATACATATATTCGTGTAGCAAACGCAAGTAAAATTTTGGATCCCACATTCCAAGCACCTCGTATTAATGTGAAGAGTGCTTGGCAGAGGGAGTTTATTAAGAAGTTTTGCGTTGAAACGCTTACAGATTTGGTTCAAAGATGTGAAAGTGAATCAAGACTTGAATACTTTTTTAGCGTCTTGCGTAATATAGAATTAGAGCAATAGCCAAAATAAGAATTGAAGCACCCACGATGGACATCTTTGGGTTTTTGGCTACACCAATGACAACTGGATGAATAAACTTTCTATTGTTCTTAGTAAATCCAGTATCAATGTTTCTTCTAGGGTGAAGAGGTCTAGATAAAGAACATTCACTTGTAGATTCGGCACAAAGTCCATAGTCACAATAGACACTCTTTTCCTTTTTGGTGATACCTGGCTCGGATCTCAATTCAGTGAAATCTTCAAAATCACCCGTCTGTCTCACACCTCCTGGAAGGGAGAAATCGCGTGAGACAAATGGATTGACATCATTGATGGCATCTTCGTCATTGAGCATATACTGACTCATAGTTATCTTTACTTCAGATTATATTTCTTGGTCTTCATTTTAGATCTATGCTCTTCCCACATCTTATCTAGATCTACATCTAGCATATGTGCTAATTGAAATAAATAACTAAAAACATCACCCATTTCCATCATCACATCTGTACCACGCTCCTTTTTCAACCCAGTTTTCTTATACGTTTTCTTGTATTGTCGGATGGCCGACGCCAATTCACCGACTTCTTCGGTAAGAAGAAGCCATACAGTATCAACTGCGGCACGGTCCCAACCTTTTGATTTACATACTTTTTCAGTTTCTGATTTGTAATAATTCAAACTCATCTTACTTTGTTAACGATTCAAAACTTTAATTAATACCAATCTTCTCATTCTTACCCATTTTCATACCCACCGTACTTGTATTTATGGGTTGAGCAAGGGGTGTTGCGATTGTATCTATGTCGTTCGCGTAAGCAATGTACTGCGAAACACCAGTTTGAATTTGACCAATCGCGGTCTTGATAACACGTTCATTCATCATACGTACTTGTTGATTGACACCAGAGTAGTGATCACCAGAGTTGTTAATGAAAACGACGCGCATGATACCGTAAAGGTCGTCGGAGTTTTGATAGTCGATGGCAATACCAGTTTTGTCCTTGAAGGCCTGACGAATTCCACGCTGGAGAAGATTTTGGTTGAACTCAGAAAAGAACAGGGTGTTGAGTGGTGTCTCACACTGCTTCATGGAATCAAGGTGGAGGTTGTCACACATTTAATATAGCCTCCGAAAAAAAACTCTGTAAATACTAAATGTTGAACATCGCTGACTTTGATGAAGCTTATGCCAACAAGCCAAAAAATGTTGAGCAAATTCCCTGCCAACCACCAGCCTGCTTCGTCGGTTCCTATGCCCCAGTTTCTCGTCCAGGTGAAGAAGGTCGCTTCTTCAACAATACCCACCTACTCCAGTCTGACCGCAAGTTTGAAACCTTCGGTACTGTGAAGGTCAGAAGTGGTGATCTTAATAAGTGCCTCAAGTAAGTTAAAAATAAAACAAGTAGATTAATTAGTAAAGTGTAGGATGAGAGTCGTTAAGCGCTCAGGTCGTATTGAGGATATGAAGTTTGATAATATCACCAATAGGATCAAGAATCTAACATACGGACTCTCGGAAAATTGTGACTCTTCCAAGGTTGCCCAACAAGTTGCCTCTTCTCTCTATGATGGTATCAATGTTCAGGAGATTGACACCCTTTCTGCTGAAGTGTGTATCGGTATGATTACAACCGATCCAGACTACGAAATTCTGGCGACCCGTATCACGGCTAGCAATATTCAAAAGGTGTGTCCAAACAACTTTCATATTGCTATGAAGAAATTGGCTAAAGCGGGCATCGTAACAGAAGAAGTTGCGCGCATTGCTGGACGCGTCAGGGACGATATTGTCACTAAAAGGGACTACGATTTTGGTTATTTTGGTCTTAAAACACTTGAAAAGTCTTATCTTCAAAGACTTGATGGTATATTGATGGAAACTCCTCAGTACATGTTTATGAGAGTTGCTATTGGTATTCATGGTGAAGACATTCCATCTGTTTTAGAAACTTATGACAAGATGTCTCAGGGTCTTTTCATTCACGCGACACCAACCCTTTTCAACGCGGGTACACCAAGACCCCAAATGAGTTCGTGTTTCTTGATTGCGAATAAGGAAGACTCAATTAACGGTATTTATGGCACTCTTACTGAATGTGCCCAAATTTCAAAGTGGGCTGGTGGTATTGGTATGCACATCCATGATGTAAGAGCCAATAAGTCTCGTATTAGAGGTACAAATGGTCAATCAGATGGTATTATTCCAATGCTTCGCGTATTTAACGCAACTGCGCGCTATGTAAATCAAGCGGGGCGTCGAAAGGGGTCTATCGCGGTGTATCTTGAACCATGGCATGCGGATATCATGGAATTCTTGGAGTTGCGTCTCAATCAAGGTGATGAAGAAGCAAGATGTCGCGATCTCTTCTCAGCCCTTTGGATCCCTGACCTCTTCATGAAGAGAGTCGAACAAGGTGGTCAGTGGTCTCTTTTCTGTCCAGACAAAGCACCAGGTCTTTCAGAAGCCGTTGGAGATGAGTTTGAAGCTCTCTATACAAAGTATGAAGAAGAGGGTAGAGCCAATTCCACCATTCCAGCAGCAGATGTTTGGAAGGCTATTCTTAAGTCACAAACGGAAACTGGTACGCCATACATGCTTTACAAAGACGCTTGTAACCAAAAGTCAAATCAACAGAATTTGGGTGTGATTAAGAGTTCCAACCTTTGTACCGAAATTTTAGAGTACACTGATAAGGATGAGACGGCTGTTTGTAATCTGGCGTCGATCGCCCTTCCAAAATATGTCAATGAAGAGACTCGCACTTTTGATTATGAAAAACTTCACGAAGTTACGAAAACTGTGACCAAAAACTTGAATAGAGTCATTGATAGAAATTTTTATCCCGTTGAGACGGCTAAAAAGTCAAACATGAGACACAGACCAATTGGTCTTGGTGTTCAAGGTCTTGCGGATGTATTTATTTTATGTAGACAGGCATTTGATTCCGATGAAGCAAAGGAAATCAATGCTCGTATTTTTGAGACAATGTATCACGCAGCTCTCGAAGCGAGTTGTGAATTGGCAGAAGTCCACGGTTCATACGAAACTTTTGAAGGATCACCAGCATCACGGGGTATTCTTCAATTTGATATGTGGGAGGGTGAGACAAAGCTTCACTATGATTGGGACGCTCTCAAGGAACGTATCAAGGAGAAGGGTCTTCGAAACAGTCTTTTGATGGCACCGATGCCCACGGCTTCTACTGCCCAGATTCTTGGAAACAATGAATGTTTTGAACCATATACAACCAACATCTATTTGAGAAGAGTGTTAGCTGGTGAATTTGTTATTGTGAACAAACACCTCGTAGAAGATCTCAAAAAGATTGGTCTTTGGAATAAGGATATGAAGGATCTCATGGTGAAAGCGGGTGGTTCAATTCAAAACATTACAGATATTCCAGATGAAATCAAGAAGTTATATCGTACAGTTTGGGAAATTAAAATGAAGGATGTCATTGATATGGCAGCCGATAGAGGTCGTTTCATTGATCAATCACAATCTATGAACTTGTTCATGGAAAGTCCAACCCTTTCAAAATTGTCATCGATGCATATGTATGCTTGGAAGAAGGGGCTCAAGACGGGAATGTACTACTTACGCTCAAAGGCTAAGGCTCGTCCAATTCAATTTAGTCTTGAGCCAGAGTGTGTGGCTTGTTCAGCTTAAAGTTTTAACATGATATTTACTTAGCATTATGTCTAAAATCAACGACGCTATCGAAAATTTGGAAATCGCCGAATTCAATAACCGAAAAATTGTTCTTTCAACAAAAGAAGGCACACCGGTGCGAATTCAATTTCCACGTCTGTACATGCCATTTGGTGTGTCAGGATTTACACCCGAAGTCGGACCAACTAAATACAATGTTGACATGGCTCTCAAGGGGTATGATGAAGATGGAAGTTACATTAAAAAGTTTTATGAATCTTTGAGAACTATCGAAAACAAAATTATCGATGCCGTGGTTGAACAAAGTGAAAAAATATTTGATAAGAAGATGACCCGCGAAGAATTGGTTCCAATGTTCAATTCAAACATTAAGGAAAGTCCAGATCGTGAACCAAAGTTTCGTGTAAAGGTTGATACTGATCATAACGAAATGATTAAGGCGGCTGTTTATGACGCAAATAAGAATCCTATTAAGACAGAAGTTTCAAATGGTCTCTATGCAAGAAATAGTGGTCATGCTATTGTTGAACTCAATAGTGTGTATTTCTTGAACAGAAAGTTCGGTTGTACTTGGAAACTTCATCAACTTGTGGTTTATGAGCCACAAAACTTGAAGGGATTCCAATTTCAAATCTAATACAATGGTTTGTATTCATTTGAACCGGGTTCGTTGTAGTAAGCTGGAGTTGGATCATAGTTGCGATTCCCATTACTCATGTTAGTATAAATCGCACCACGGTTAGTTTGGTAGATACGCCTTTTTTGGGCATCAACATAATTTGAAGCCATGGTTTTAGCCGTAGCTTTTAAATTGTTTTGTAATCTGAAGGCTTCGTTCTTCATATTTTCTGCCATTTCTCGAGCTTCTTTCTTAAGCTCTTGCTTGGCTTGTTTAGCTGCAGCCTTACCATACTTCGCACCAGATTTGGCCGCAACCTTGCCATACTTCGCACCAGATTTGGCCCCAGCCTTGATTAACTTTGGAGCAAACTTAGCCCCCGCCTTGGCACCTGCAAGTACCGCTTTAAACATCTTTTACTTATTATTGTTATTTTTATTCAATAGAAGAAGGTGATATATGATTTGAGCCTCCTTAAGAAGTTTACCCTGAATCTTGGTAAAACTCTTTGGGTCCAAACCTAGCTTTATCTTAGCCAGTCGTACAGACTCGTCCCACTTCGCGAGAGTCATTCTTGTAATACACCTACAAATTTTTACGCCATCTTCTTCATCTTCTTCTTGTAAGCGGCGGTACCTTCCTTGGGCTGAAGGGTGAACTTACCCTTCTTTGGCTTGAAGACCTTGGTCAAGTGCTTCTTACCTTCACGCTCCATGCGCTTGAGGGCAGCTTGGTGAGCGGCAACAGACTTGATTTGACCATCTTTTGGATCCAACATGAGATCCTTGGCACGAAGACCACCTGAGGTCTTCTCCGCGGTTCCGTGGAAAACTTCGGCACGACTTCCAATTGGTTTAGCTGACATCTTTTTATACCTTATGCGCGGAATATTTTTTTGATGTCCAAGATTGAAATTTTTTCTGTAGTTCTTTTGACTGGAATCTGTTTTTCAATTCTTTCATCGTTGAGGACTTTTGAACACACTATCGATTTATGACCTTGAAGTGCCATCATTTCTTCCTCAACACTCACAAATGTGTCAGTCTCTTTGTAGATAAGCTTTTTTACATAGACTTGCTTTGTTTGTCCTGTGCGGTGGCTGCGACCAACTGCTTGGAGTTCGGTCGCGGGGTTCCACGAAGGACCGGTAATATAAACACGAGTCGCTTCTTGTAAGTTGAGACCCTGACCACCAGACTTAATTTGAATAATGAAAACCGAACCAGGTGGTGCTTGCTTGAAAAGAGTGACTTGATTGTCTCTTTCTTCTTTGGGTACAGAACCGTCGATTCTAAAAGTGGGACATTCCAAGTTCTTCTGAATGTAATCCATTTCACCCTTGAATTGACAAAATACAAGCGTCTTCTCATCTGGGTGCCCTTTGATCATATTGAAAAGAGTTTCCATCTTATTTGATCTTCCAATCCATTCCTCGGGTTGCGTTCCATTTTGT